AGATACCTTCAAGAACCGCATCGTCATCTGACAGTGCAGACACCGCCTCAAAAGAGGATGCGTCATAGTTCCAGTAACCATCTACCTTACGAATCTTCAGTTTGAAGTTCGCACCTTCCCAGAAATCGAAAGGATTGATTGGTGTCTCATCTTCAAATTCTGGTTGCATTGCAGCCATCATCTTATCAAAGATTTTCTTACCAAACCTAAAAAGGAATACCTTCCCTTCGTTCTCTGGATGCTTGGAGTCAGAGACAACGTAGATATTTGAGTAGTACTCAAGTTTACGTTTCTGCTTCCTTGCAATCTCCTTATCTGATTCAAGACCAGAGTTCCAGAGTTGAGAGTTGTACTCAGATACAGGGTCTTTACCACCGTTAAGAGTGGTCAAAGAATTCTCAATGTACCACTTACCAGTTGGGCCTTGGAATGCGTGTTTCCAAAGTTTCACCCAAGGGAGTTCTTCACCCTCTGGTGCTGGTAGGAAACGAATTACTGCATAACCGTTACCAGACTTATCCAGTTCTGGTTTCCACAGTCTTTCGTCCACATAGGACTTCTTTTCTTGGGGGGCACTCTCTGCTTGAACTTGAGAGAGTAGTTTATCGAGCGTGTTCGCTCGTCTAAGTGTATCTAACGACATATTATTTCTCCGTATGTTATCGTATGTTGATTTATTTCACATTCTTTCATTATATAATTGTATTTATAATACTACATCATCCACCCAAAGTCAAGGTATTTTCTAATATCTTTTTGGGTAATATACTGTAGATTTTCACAATCACGCCATCCATCAACAAAACAACAGGTGTCATCTGTTCCTAGAACATCTTTGTTCACCTTGTAAAAGTTGACTTCTGGGTACTTGTCAAAATTCGTTTTATGACCGACAATCCAATTGTCTGGTTTCACATAATTTGAAGTCTCTGGTAGATATCCAGTTGTGCCACCATAGACGTTGTTTAACTTCATGTCTTTTGAATACAAGTCATGTCCAATGATAAACACATTCTTTGCACCCATCTCACAAGCAATCTGTATCGACAGAACACCAGCACTGACCATCCTGTCATTCTCAATAGTCTTTGCACAGTCATCTGCCTTGACACCTGTAATAAATGTCTTGACTTGTTTGCGTTCCCATTCCAGTTTTTTGATGTCAACATCTGGGTTCTCTTGCACAATCCTCTGAAAGTGTGATTCCACATCAGCAGTATTAGAACCGTGTATCACGAATCCAACATCATCGTGTCCTATACAGATATCAGCATCTTGGTAATCTTCTCTCATGGTATCAAGAAAATACATAGGCAACACATTCCAATCACGAATATGAGTTTGATTGTCTTGACAGTAACCACTCCTGTAAATCTCATGAGTGATTTCATTATCCACTGTAATCAGATGGTCAACTACCATATCACGATAGATTGCGTTGCACCCAAACGTGGTGCCTTTGTCTTTGATAACATCCATGTCAAAATCTAATCTTGACTTTCCGTTACCAAAACAAAATGCATTGTCAAAACGCATCTGACCCCTAATCAGTATTTCTGAGTTCAGGCCAGGATGCTGGGAATAACTTGTGTCCATATTCGTCAATCTTGTTTGCAATAATTTGTGTTTCATATTGAGTGTCCTTCGCACAACGTAAATTACATACTCTTGCAAAGGCCATCAATGTACCAGACCAGTACCATTCAGTATATAAATTTTGAGGAAGAACCATCCTCGCCATCTCTGGTGCGACATTCGCTTTCAACAGATTATTGTATGTCTGTGTCACGAATTGAATTGCACCGTCAATGTTGTATTCAATAGTCTCTTCACTACTACCTTGTTTCTTATCTTCTGCTCGCAGTCTCCACTCTTTTGGTGTGTAGAACTCTGGTTCATCATCGACATATCGTCTTGATATTTCATTCCATACCAAACCTACTTGGTGTTTGACCAACTGTCTCGCAACAAAGATTGGTGCCTTGATATGAAACTGCATGGACGCATGACCAAAAGGACTCCAATGGTCTTCCCTTGCAAGAAACTTAATCAACCGTGTATCACCAAAATCAAAGGTGGTTTTCTTCTTACCAAACGAAACCCTTGCAGCGTTTACTACAGATAGGTCATCACCCATGTGGTCAACTAATTCAACGTCCAAGTGAGTTCTCCCCTTCCAGTTTTGCTTCTGCATAAGTTTTTCTGGTGAAGAAAGCAACTGTCTGTTTACCTTCATATACTTGACAATGAAAAACAGGTGGTTTCGCTTTCACATAATCGGCGGGCCCGCCATCCTTTGGAAGAATGACGTAACCGCCTTGGAATACTTTATAAGACCTAGTGTCGTGCATAACGACTCCTTGGTCTACGAGGTGGGTTTGAAGCAAGATACTTCACCCTTTCAGAGAGGGTCTTATCCCTCGTCTGAAGTTCTGCTAAATCGTGTTCCAGAGAACGAATACGACCATTCGCTTCGTCCAGTTTTGCACGATAGAAATCCCTTTCTTTCATCACAGGGTCACCGTCAAAATGCAATGTTACTTCAGTCATTGAAATGCTCCTTTATCAACTGCATTGTTACTACTCTATACTCATTTACGTCATTTGTCAAGAGGTTACTATAATTTATTATAAGTTTTTTTCTATCGGGCCATACGATTGTTTCCTGTATCTGTTTATCGAATCTTTTGCAAAATCCAAGAAGGGATTCCAGTATCGCTACTGTCTCCATTGATGTCTTCTTGGACATGAATTGTTTTAACAACAAGGGGTGTTGTCCATCACTGTGAAATATTTCATCAAACGCTTCGACCTTGTGAAATAATTCAACCAGTTCTGATTTGTAATTGTATTTGAGGGATTGATTTCTTTTCTTCCAGTTCAAATAATTCTCATCGTTAAAGTTTCCAACCCAGCCTTTGGGATTGACTATGAAGTTGGATATGAAGAAGTCCTTGGTATCGTCTTTGTACTTTCGTGCAACACGACCAAAGAAGGGTCTGTCCTTTCGTTTTAAGAACGAGTCCACACTCACATTCGCCTTACCATTGTATTTGGTGTAATCGTAACTAGTGGTAAAGTGAAGTTTCAACGCATGGTATATTTTGTATGCGTCATATGCTTCCATTATACTGGCAACTGTGCGACTTTTGGTAAGTAATTTAAATCCCTTGCATTACACTCAATCTTTTCTTTGAGTGACTTTGTAATCAAGGGTTTTACGGTATCTGGTTCAATATTGTTCTTTTCACAGTAGTCTAGTACTGCTTCCATGTGGGAACAACCACATTCTTGTACTACCTCTTCTACTGCGAGTGAAAATTTCTTTGGTGTCATCAACTTTTCCATATATCTATTCCGTTAAGTGATAGAGAGCAGGGCGCCCCACTCCCTATCGTTAATAAAGCAGAGCACTCAAATAAACAAGTGTTGCATCTTTAGTCATTGTTGTTGCAGACTAACCGTAGGTCTACACGGACGTATTAAGGCGTCACCCTATCCATGTAATCTTTTGTGCAAGTGCGACTGCAACCACATATGCACCGTAACCAAACAGACCCCATAAGGTTGCAAAGAGAACCATCTCAATACTGTCAGTCTCATGCCAAAACTGTTTAATCTTATTCATGTTCACCACCCTTGTCTTGTGGGTCTAGTTTAATCTTTTGACCATTCATCCACATATACATTCTACTACGACTTGGTGTGGATGTTGGGAAATCTTGAAAGAATGTAGGTCTACGCTTTGCAGTTTCAAAAGTTGCGACTGTAACCACAATCGCACCAAGTAACAATGCATGACCAATCATACTTGCACCCATAATCCAAAAACTACCAACCCACATTGAAAATACAATACACCACATCCAAGCAAGAACCTGTAGTACCATGTGTCTGGTACTAGTGTCTGGAATGTGTCTTAGTGGATTCCTGTCAGCATTCATTACACTGTGCCAACTGTCATGAATAAATTCTCTCATATCAATTACCTTTTTCATCGTCAGTTTCATTGGATAGTGTGCGTCCACATTATCCTTAAAATCAATAGCATCGTACAGGTCAACAAAGTGTCTAACTACTTTGTGGTCTTTAAAATATCCTGTCACCTTATACATACTATCTCCAAAATTAAGTGGTGGTGTTTCTGTTTCCAAGGACACCACCGAACCTCAGTAATGATTAGGCCGCAAGGGCGTAATCTACAGGTGCGTAATTATCGTTTGCACTTACGAGTTTTGACCGATTACGAGGTCATCCGACAATTCTACTCGCCTCTATCTACGTCAGTCGAACCTAATTCACCCCCTCAGTCGAGGTTTAGTTATGGTGGAGGTGGAGGGAATCGCACCCTCGTCCTGCCCGTCCTTCGATTTGTATCAACGAACTGTATTATATTTATACCAAAGATTGATTCAATTGTCAAGAGATTTTACAGCATCATTAAGATTAACCAACTCTCTATTCTTAATGTGTTCTTCTGCAATCTCTTCTTTGGACTGTCCATGATACGCAACAGCGTGGTGGTTGTCGATTAAAAGTTGGTTGATGTTGTGAGTGTCCTCATACCAAATTTGTCCAAGGATACGACCATACTTACCTTTACCATCCTTAAATGTTCTCAGAACAAGATGACCAGCACCTGTCCACTTCTTCAAGAATTCTTTTGCAGCAAGACCATATTTCTTTTCTTCTAAATCTCTGGTTCTAGATTCTGGTGTGTCGATACCATACATACGAATTCTTTGTTTGCGTAACCACACTCCAAACCCCAAGTCAATGTCAACATCAATCGTGTCACCATCAACTACCTTTACTAGTTTACATTTATACTGATACATTAAGTTCCCCTACTTCCTACTGGTTTACAGATATATTCAACCGAATCCCAATCTCCATCTGCTGGTATCTCTGCATATTTTACTAACATGATTTCACAAGACTCACGACTCTCAAACCACTGTACATCTTGTGATAGACAGGTACTACCAGAACATATTGTTAGTAGTATGTGCCATATCATAGGTCTATTCCCTTTGCCTTTGGGGGGGTTTGTCCTATGTTAATCGAACCTTGACCAAATCCAAGAATGCAGGCCTGTTCGCCACCATCAACAAATTCAATCAATGTCCATGTTACAGGATTTGCATTAGGGTTTACTGCAATAACAAATTTAGATTTATTGAACTGACCATTTGGAAGTCCAGTAATACCTTCCATCCAAACTGTTGGGTTCTCACCATGTTTTTTCATCTGTTCAACCACTGCTTTAGTGCCTGAACACTGGGCTGGTTTTTGTGCCCAGTAGAACATTCCCTTTTCTTCTAATTCTGTTTGTGTATCCCTTGGTGCAGTTTCCTCTGCAATTGCACTCCCACTAAACAGGAGCACCGATAACGTCAGGGCCTTCATCCAATTTTTCATTTTCTTTTTCCCAATCTGCGGTGAAATCGTCAACTGCTTCTACCAACATCCCCAGATAATTATTCTTATCTTTGATGAATTCCTGTACAACTCCATCCTCTGTTACCACTAGGATTACAATCTGATTGATTGCATGACCAGTGCGTTCTTCAAACATCTCTGCATATGCAGATGCTTGAATATAATAGTTCTCGTTCCAATCGTCATTACGCTCTGAACGAGATGTCTTAAAGTCGATGATAGAAAGTTCGCCATCGTATTCTGCAATACAGTCAACCCTACCAGCAACCATATATTTATCAGAATAAAGACCACATTCTTGTGAGTAGATATTATCTACCTTTTGACTGATAGTCTTTTCCAATTGACCAAACAACGCTGCAGCGAGAAATGGTTCTCGTTTTACTTCTTTGTTGTTCAAGAAGTCCTCACACATATTGTGTACTTTTGTACCCCTTGCAGCAGCAGTCCTTGCAATATAATTTGCAACGTCTTCACCAACTCTCTTACGCCACTCAAAAAGTCCTTCTGACTTTCGTTTGCCTAAGACAGTAGTAATAGAGGGATACATCTTTCCCTCTGGTGTTAGATAAAACCGTTTTCGGTCAACGGTCTTAGTTTGTAGTTCTGGTATTTCTACAGGTTTGTGTGTAAACATAATATTTCCTCAAGTTAATTTTCATCATTATATCAAATTAAAACAGGTTTGTCAAGAAGGAAGGTATATGCCTGCCATCTTAAACGCTTCTGATTCTGTTTCTTTATTTCTTCGTGTCCATCCTCTTCCGAATGTATCAAATGTACTCAGACTTTCGTAGAACTCTTGTCTGATTTCAGTGTAGTTTCCAATTGCACCTTCTACACCATTTTCATCAATATATTCGTCAAGACAACGCAGAGTGTTTGGCCCGATGCCACCATCTGCAACTGTTCCAATCATGGACTGAAGTTTCTTTGCTGCTCTTCCTGTACCAGAGTTAACGGCCCAATCAAAAACGCAAAGGTCTAAACCTTCTGGAATTTGGTCTGCTTTTACTCTATCCCAATAATTCTTTTTGTAGATAGGAGCGACATCTTCAAATTCCAAATCTCTCATGTCCTTCTGTTGAAGGTCATTTTCCACACACCACTTTTCGTAGACCCTTTTGGTTACGCCCATATTAGTTTCGCCGCCTGGGTCTTTAGGATGATTCACATATCCGCCTTCGTGGTGGAGTATGAGTTTCAAACATTCATCAAAGTTACTCATTTACCTTGTCCTCTATATTTTTTAAACGACCTACGTTTGTGTTTGTTCATCGTAGACGTAATTG